GTTGAACGGTAAGCCTCAGTGTTAGTTCTTTCCATGTCTTGGCTTTTAATGCGCGCTACTGCGTGCGCGTCTGTTTCACCATATTGATGCGGAATCAATGATGGGTTTTGGACGTACTTGTACAACGGCGAATCAGGTGAAATGTGGTAAGCATCCAACTTGGCTTGTTCTGCGTTCCTACGCGCAGTTTCAATAGCTACGGCCTTGTCGTAGTCGGCCTTGCTCATCGGGTCACCACCGCCAGCAACAAACCCGCCGCCTGATGGCGTGCTGGCTGCTGCATTTGAGGCCGAAGGAGGATTATTGTTTGTTGCGTTTGAAGTCGACGGCGCATTGCTGGCTTGTTTCAAAACAGGATTACCAGCCATCTGAGCTGTTAAATCGGCTACGCTCCACATGCCATTAGATGCCGCCGCCAATTGTGCGGGCGTGTAATTGGTTGTCTTCAAAAAGTTTTGCAGTGCGGCTTGCCTCTCGGCTGCTGTGCCCGGAGTTTGGCTTAGCTGCTGAAGCGCATCTTGTACGCCTTTAATGTCGGCTTTGGTTGAGTAAACAGACCAAGGTGTTTGGGCATTAAACACATTTGTGTTTCCTTGCATTTGGTCAATCAAATCCTGAACACCCCACATCCCGTTGGACGCCGCAGACAACTGGGCAGGAGTATATTTTGTACTGTGCAAGAATTGGTCTAGCACAGCTTGGCGTTGTTCAGGTGTGCCTTTTGTCTGGCTCAACTTCTCAAGCTCATCTTGAATAGCTCTAATCCTTGGATCAGAGGATGCCTTTGACCAAGGATGGCTTGGGTCAATACCCGTGGCAATACCATTGCTGGGGGCTGGAGTTGTGTTGTTCGTATAGCCACCAGTAGGCTGTGGAGGCGGAGGAGGTGGAGGAGGTGGCGCTGCGGACGTTCGGGGAGGAGCAGGAGTAAACGTAAAGGGCGTTGGCGCAACAGGCGTAACAGTGTTGCCGTATGTGTTGCCCCATTGATTAAATGTTCCTTGTTCAGTAGCTTTTTTGTACAAATCAGCAACCGATGTGGATGTGTCAGAAACAATCTTTCCATCTTTGTCTTTGTACTGAACACCCGTACCATAATTGATACCACCAGAGCCGGGACGGCGACCGGGGGGAGGCTCAGTCAGCATAGGCTGTGTAGCCACCAAATCAGGAATGCCACCTTGATAGCCCGTGGGTTTGGTTGTTGCAGTGCCAGCACCCATTGCGCCAGCCAAACCACCGATACCCACTGCGCCCATTTTTAAAAATTCAGCGCCAGTTTTATTTGTACCAAAGAATTTGTTTAGTTTGTCAACAAACGACGGTTCTAAAAGCCTAGCTTTAAAAGAAGGGTCTCGCAAAGTCGCCATAAGACTTGGGTCAACGCCTTGTTGATTTTCAAGATTGGCTGTCTTAACAATGGCAGTTAGTTGTTCTTGCGTAACAGGAAATTTTTTGCCATCTTCATCCTCCATATACCAAGTGCCGTCTGGTTTTTGGGTGTAGTTATCACCACCAATATTGATGGTATAAGTACCGTAATGGCCGTATTCATCCGCCCCTGTACCATCGTCAACCCAATCACCGCTGTAGTCGTCCCATACATAAGCCATATTAGCTCCTCAATAATTTTAAAAGAGCGTGGATGTCACCACCGCCCGAATAATCTTGTGCGCCCTGCGTGTCTTCTAACGCTTTAACAACGTCATCTTCAGATGCAGTTTCTTTTTTTGCCGAGGAAGCAGGCTTATGGTCGTAAATGCTACCACCAAACAGCTCTTCCAGTGGGTTTATATGCGCCACATCGTTCTTCATCCTCAGCACATCTAGCGGGTCTAAACCAACCCGAGTAACAGTTGGTGCGGCGGCTGGTGAAGCGCTTGGTGCAGCGCTTGGTGCAGCGGCGCTAGGTGTGCTAGCAGGGGTCTGTGTGGCAGCGGTTCTTGTTCCGCCAGCAGGCGTTTGTGTTGCGGCAGTTCTAGTTCCGCCGGGAGTGTTGCCAGTCCCTCCTGTTGCCGCAACGTAACCTGAAACGGCGGTGTTCAGTTGACCGTTATCAACCATCTGGTCAACTTCTTCTTTTGTTAACGAGTAAGAATCACCATTCTCATTAATTGCAATGGCTGAGCCATCGTCTTGAATCATAATTCTGTCTGAGCCAGAAGTCTGCCATTGACTTGTAAACCCTCCTGCGGGATTATTTCCAGAATCAATGTAACCTTCTCCGCCGGGAGCAAAGTAACCTTCAATAAAATCATTGGCTTGGGGGCCAGACATGCCTGCGTCAGTTAAGCTTCTAATAATGTCTTTGTTTGCGGAGCCTGCAACTCTTGTAATCGCCCCAATAATTGCTTGGGGATTTCCAGATAAAACAGCTTGGGCCAGCTTTGCATTTTTAGCCAGATCACCCAGCGTATAGCCCGTATCGCCAATTTGTGTACTTCCAGCTCCAGACAAACTTGCAGCGCCAGTTATGGCGTTCATCCAGTCGCCTTTTTCCGCTGCTTTTATGGCGTTTACGGCAGTCATTGCTTGCCCAACGGTAAACCCAGTATCCCCAATACCCAAGTTGCCCGCGCCGCCAATCCCTCCGGTTAGTGCGCCCTTAAGAATATCCCCGCCAGATATTGCGGCTCGACCCGCGCCAAGCGTAGCACCACCTGCAATTTGACCTGCTGTGCCAGACAAACCAAATAAATTTTGACCTACACCTGCTGCACCACCAAAGCCCGCAGTCAAAGCAGACAATGCAACCATTTTTGCAAAGTCGCCAAACCCATCACCGCCTTGGTCTTCGTATTTGACTATATTCCCTCTTTGGTCATAAATAGGCAAAAATTTATGGCCGTTTTTGCTAATTTCTTCGCCGTAAGCGGTTTTAAAATTACCTTTGTCGTCATAAAAAACTTGAACTTGTTTGCCACCAAGATTGGTTAATTGGCGATATTCCGGGCTACCTTGGGGATTACCTTCATTATCAACACCTTGATTTAGACTAAATGCAACACGACGACCGTATGGGTCTTGTTGGTAGGTTATGTCATCATTTACTATATTTCCCGAGCCATCGTCCCCTTTATATGGACTGACCTCAGTAATTGTTTTTAAATTTGAAACATCACCTAACGTAAATCCAGTTTTAGAAAAATCTGGATTAATGGCATGCAAATAAGCTGGATCAGCTTTTTGTTTTGATTTAGCCATATCAGACCTTTACTTTCAATACGTTGCCTGCGGTCGTGTCCCGGTACACGTCGCCTTTTCGGAGCGTAGTCAGTGCCGCCTCAGTGGGTAAGGTAGCTAAATCAATGTTCAACTTGGCAATGTTGATTGGCTGCACGGCGTTAATCTGTTGGAAGAACAAGTTCAAGATGTTCTGCATCTGGGCCATAAAGCCTTGATCGTACTGCGTAGGGGCAGACGTAGGCCGTGGTGGGACAACAATGGTGAACAAGCTCATGAGTTACCTCTGCGGCCATCAGCGCGGATGTCAAGTCGGGGGGAGCCAAGCTGCCACTGCGTACCAATTTGGTTGGATTCAATTTTAAGGATCATCTGGCGTCCACGTACACGGATGTACACTTGGCCCGTGAACTCTTCAATGGGTGCTGTAGCAATGCGCTGGATAGATGCGTAGCTATCTCCACCTACTGATTGAGGGTTGTTTGCCCCAGAACCAGAGTTCTGCATGGGGGTTAGCGTCATGGTGACTTGGGGAGTATTAGTTCCGTTGGAGCCAGAGAATGTAATGTCTGGCAAGATACGGCGCACAAATCCAAAGCTGTCGCCATCATCAATGTCAAATTCAGCGGTCTCAATGATTGCGTTGATTGCAGTAGTTGTGGCTGTAGCGTTGTCGTCTACACCCAACTCATGGTAAACAATGTTGTTAATGCCTGTTGCAGCCATTGGGTAGTTTCTTAAGCCGGAGTCAATCCATGCGGTTCTAACCATGTTACCGTAATACCATACGCCTTCGCCGTTGTTTTCAGTATAGTTAAAAATAACGTATCGGTCGATTTCGCTTGCACTGGCTGAACAATAAAAGAACCAGATTTCATTGAAACCTTCGTTTGTACTAGCAAAAAATTGAGAGGCTTGAGCAAGGTTAATGTCGTTGTAAACGTATTTAAGCAAGTCGCAACGCAGTGTTTGTACGCGACCATCGTATTTGTAAAACTTGTCTACGCCCATCCAATAAACTGCACCAGAAGCAAGAGCTACAGCATTTTCTCCGGCAATAGAAATATTATCCCCCAATAACTGAGAACTCCATACTACAGGTGGCCCCGCGTATTGAAGCGAGTACAAGGATGAATCGGTGTAGATTAAAATTTCCTGCCGAGTCTGCAAGGCAGTAATAATCTGTGAGCCGTGTGAAAGCTGCAAACTGCCTGCTTGATTGGTGGCCGCAGGAGTCCACTGCTTTGCGTTTTCTTGATCTGACCAACGCAACAACATTTGATTTTGAGTAGCCGACCCGTAATCATTACAACCAAACGCAAACACAAACCTCGACGCATCAGACACCAATAGGTAGTTCTGTACGGTTGGGACATCTACAATTTTGGAAATGTAAACGCCAGTTCCGGTGGTAGTTGTGTTAATAAACGTGCCCGTACTATCAGTTAGTTTAAACGTTAGGCCGCTGACATTTGACACATAGTAAGTTGTTGCCGCAGAAACACCCGTTGGTAGTGAAGTTGTTGCTGCAAATTGTAGGGTTGTACCGTCTGTAAATGTGGTGGTCGCAGTGACAACGGTAGGGGTAGCACTGGTAAACGTAACGGAACCGCCCGTGCTAGACAACAGGACTCCGCGAGTAGTCAAA